ACCGCCGGAACTATTGACGACGCCCCGTTGGGAGTCCCCGGCCCGAAGACGTTGCCCTCGTCAATGATCGTGTACGCCCCATCGAGGAAGATAAACTTGCCCGACGGGAAGTCTGCCGGCTGGCCGGTCGCGCAGATACCTAGGCGGGCCGAATTGATCGTGCCCACCGAGCCGCCGAAAACCATTCCCCGGAAATAACCGTTCGTCCCGATACCAATGGTCATCGTGGACTTGCCACCCTCGCCCGCGCCGGCCAGGCAACTCGTGATGGAACTGGTGTAGATCCAGCCGGTTGAACCATCCCCGCTTTCCGTCATAGCGGAGCCGAGCGGATTGTTGATACGCGGGTAGACCGTGGAACCGCCGCTCACGCAGCGAATGGCGTTGGTCCGATATACACCGCCGACCAGACAGGCAACGTCATACCCGCTATCGCCGGACGAGTCATGCGTGGTCGCCGTTTGCCCGGAGATGTTGGCCCAGCTACCGCTGACGACAGCCTTGCGCTGCCATTGAAGAGACGCCGGCTCCCAATGGGCGACGGGCGTGCAAGTCAAGGTTCCCAGCGCGGGGCCGGTGACGGCGGCAATGTCGGTGCCTCCGCCGCCGCTGGTCGTCGGTTGAATCTCGTTCTGAGCGATCCAGGTGCTGCCATTCCACTTAACGAAGCCCGTTTCCCCGGGGCCGATCGAGACCGTGAAACCGCTTGGGACAGACACAGAGCCCGTGAACGTGAGTGTTGCGGTGGAGCTCTCATTAGCGACCGCGATGAATCCACCCCTGACCGGACTGCCCGTGGTGGCCAAGGGAACGTTCTGATCCGCCGTCCCGTGCCAGTAGTTGTCCCGATCGCCATTCGCCGCATAGGTCAGGGAAGTGGAGATCGAGGAGGTCCCAAGATCGACCGCCGCAAACTTGTCAGACTTCCCGGAGAGAGCCGTCGCCGTCGCCGTGCTGATCGGCTTACCCAAGTCTGTCGTGTTGTCGACGTTGGTCAACCCGACCATCGTCTTGTCGATCCCCGCAACGGTCCCCGTGAAAGTGGGGGCGTTGATATTGGCCTTCAGGGCCAGCGCGGTCGATTGAGCAGTGCTGACAGGCTTATTCGCATCCGACGTGTTATCGACGTTTCCGAGCCCCACGTGAGTCTTCGTGACGCCGGAAACCGTACCGGTGAAAATGGGATTGTTGGTCGGAGCTTTGGCCGCAAGGGCAGACGAGAGAGGAGCGTTTGTGTTGGGCAGCGTCGCGGTCGCGGCGTCGAGCAGATCGACGTAACGGGTCGCGCCGCCTCCGCCTCCCCCGACCCCAGCGACGTAGTTGAGCTGGTTGTAAGTCGAAGTTCCGTCGCCGACCTTCAGTTTGTTGCTGTCGGTCTCGAATCCGATCTGGCCGGCCAACAGGACCGGGTTTTGCGCCGCCCAATCTGCGGCACTCTTGTGAGCGATCTGGATCGGCCCTTGAATCGGTGCTGTGCTCATGTTGGGTCAATTGCCCCGTCGTAATGGTCGCCCGAGAATCCCGGGGGATAGAGTTGCCACGCCTCTTTGATCCCGTCGCCCAATTGAGGAACGACGTGGTTGGACCGCTTCAGCATCCGGCGCGCTTTCGATGCCAACACCACCAGCGCCGGGTTGACCGGCGTTCCGAATGCAGGAGCAAGCTCCTCCGCGAGTGAAAGGCCGAGCGTGCGGCGGACCCCGGGGCGCAGGGTGTAGTCCGTGTCGACCGTCGCGAACTCGGCAAGTCGCTCGTAGACGCCGACGTGGATTTCGGTCGACGAGGCGGGCGGGTAGAGAAAGAGCGTGCCGGCGGCGTTGTAATGCGCGGTCGCCGGGAACGGACCCGCATTGCTCTTCAGCGAGATGTCCGCGAATTCGGAGTAGGTAACCAGTTCGATCGGCCGGTCAAGGTTGCCCAGCCGCGAGAAGACCTTTTCAATCCGCGTGGGCACATAGGGAGTAACGACGTCTCCCGTGGGGCCGATCGAGACCGTTGTGCCGGTGACCCTGCCCGTGTATTCGGTCGTGGAGAAGGCGTACAGCGCCTCGATCGCCCACGAGTCGAGAAGATCGTTCAGCTTCGACAGACTCAGTTGTATGTCGTCGGCGCCGATCTGCTGGCCCTCCGCCTTGACGCCAAGGTTGCCCAGCGCGGACGTGATGATCGTTCTAGCCGTTGTCATATTCGCTTCCGCCCTCCTGCCTCAGCAGGTATTCGTGGAAGTTGCCCGGGTACACGTTGTCCGGCGTGTGATGGTCGAGTTGCAGGGTCGGGATCACCCAGATCTGCCCGCATTTCTCGTTCCATCGGCGAGCAAATGCATAGTCCTCGCCGTACCAAATCCCTTGGTGCACGCCGTGGTTGAACAGGTCTACCGTCAAGACGCCCTCTTCGACGTACTGAAGCTCGGGGTGGTGGTACATGAAGCGCGACAACCCAGCCCGCGTGATCTTCAGAAAGCCGGCGGGGATAAAAGATGCTCTGACGCATCCGTCCTCGCGCACGAATGGGCGATTGCCGTTGCCGACATCGGCAAAGAGCGACCCCATGTACTCCTCGGGCTCGCGCTTGAAGCGATACGTGCCCGCGACCACGTCACCTTCAGCCTCGAGCAGACGCAACAGCGCGTCCGGCTCCCAGCTCAGGTCGTGGTCGATGAAAACGAAGGCGTCAGCGTTCCAGGCTTGACCCTTCCTGAGCATCTTCTGCCTTGCGGCGGAGATGTAGGGACAGCCAACCTCGTACGCCACGCCGACCTCCCAGCCCGCCCTTTGCAGGAGCGGGATGGAGGCGGTCAGGCTCTCGGTACAGCACTCATACGGCCGAGTGACCGTCGGAATGCAGACCCAAGCCTTGCGCATCAGCTCGTCGCGTAAACGCCGAGGCCGATAAGCGTATTCAAGATCTCGTTCAGGGTCGCGAGTTGGGTCGCGCCGAAGGACGAGGACGTCGCCTGTGCGCTCGTGGCGTGAACCGCCGAGCTGTACGCGCGCTGGATGACGGGAACGGCACCGTAGAAGGCGACCTTCTCCGACGCGCTCTGAGCGATCTGCGCGCCGTCCGGGCTGTTGTAGGTGACTTGCTCGTATGAAGCCATGAAAACTCCTGGAGAAAAGACGGCCCCCGAAGGGGCCTAAAGGGATTACGCCGAGGCGGAGCCGACGAGGCGGCAGGCCCACTCGGGACGGAGCGCGGCGAACCCGTAGAGGATGTCGATACGCATCAGTTGCTCATCGTTGCGGATGTCCGACGCTTGCCAGACACGCAGCGAGAGGCCGTCCTGCATCCGGCGCACGCACTTGGCCGCGTCGTCCATCAGCGGCAGATCCGCCGTGACGAACTGGAACGCTTCCTTGTGGTACATCAGGCCCATCGGATACGACGTGGACGCCGAACCGACGAACGTGAGCGTCTGCGAGTTGAAGTCCGTCGCAGCCAGCGCAGTGCCGTCGCTCTTGCAGACGTTCTTGCGCGCGCCCGAGAGGTAGATCGCCGGAGAGACCGTGGAGAGCGTCGCGCCGATCGCCGTGATGGTGAACTGCTGCAGCGCCGGATAGGCCGCCTTCGTCTCCGGATGGCAGGCGTAGACGCCCGCGATCGTGAAGACCTCGCCGACCTTCTGCGCCGAGACAGCGACCGTCGTATGCATGTCCACGGTCGTGTACGAGCCGTCCGCCGCCGCCGTGCCGAGGCCCGTCGAGTCGGTCGTGCCGGTCACATCCGAACCATTCGCCATGGTCCAGATGCGCTCGTTCTCGTAGTAGTCCGCCATGCTCGTGCGCGCGACCAGACCCTCCGTGTACTGCGAACTGATCGCACCACTCGGGTTGAAGTACGCCGCGACGCCGTTGACGAGCGCGCCCATCGTCGCCGAGTCCAGCTGAAGGCAGCGGTTGCCGTCCTTCGGCGCCAGACCACGGTTCAGGAGGGTGCGAGCCTTGCCCGGGGTGTCGAGCGAGGTAATCGCCGTACCGGCCGAGCCCGCCACGTTCCACGTCGCCTTGGTCGAGGCGGCGAGGTAATCGCCCTCGATGCCCGAGACCAGAACCTTGACGGCCGGCTCGATGTAGCGCTTGGAGAAGTCGTCGATCGTCAGGGCCAGTTCAACCGAGTTGAACCGCATGTCGACGTGATCCTGCGTCGCCACAGTGATCGTGCCGTTGGCTTCGGACTGATCCTGGACGTCCATGACGCGCGAACCCGTGGTGCGGGTATAGGCGTTGGGCTTGCGGACACGGAGAGCCGTGCCGATCTTGGCGCCCGTCTTCGCAAACGAATCGTCGTACTGACGGTCGGTCGTCGCGATGAACGAGCACGCCTCGTGCGCGACCCGAAGGGCCTCGCGGGTGACCATATCGATGGTCAAGAGAGAGTTAGACACAATAAATCCTTACTTCTTGCTCTGTGCCTTCCTCCACTTGAGCCACTGCGCGTCGGTCATCTCGGGCGAATAGACAAGGTCGCCTGTTGCCCGGCCGACGACTGGCTCAATGGGCTTGGGTGCAGTGCTGGTCTTGGGTTTCGCCTTCATCTCCTGTTCGATGAGGGCGAGCGTTCGGCCGATGCGGGCCGTTGAAAGTCCGTCGAGCTCTGCCGCAATCTCGGGGTGCTTGCCGAGGTAATGAATCAGCTGCTGCGGAGAGTCGGAATCGAGAATCGCTTCACCGAGTGGCGTGGCAGCGCCGGTTGTTCCCACGATCGGGCCGGCCTCCTCGATCAGCGTGGTCAGGGCTTCCGAAAAGTCAGGGAATTCCTTGTTTCCGGCTGCCGCCACGCTGTTGCACTTGGCGTCGAACGTCTTCTGTTCCGCAATCCGCTCCGCGAGCGTCATCGCCTCGCGTTCAACGACTGCGCGCAAGTCGGTCTGCTGGTTAGGCTCCGATGGTTCCTGCGTCGGCTGCGGTTGAACGGGTTGCCGTTCTGCCCATCGCGCGCGTTCAGTCCTGAGCTGCTCCAACTCTGCGTGCATCCTTCCTTGCGTGCGATCACGCTTGGTCAGGGCTCTGCGCAGACGTTCAATCTCGATCTGTTCTTGCGTCTTGGACGGCTCTGAGGGCTTCTCTTCGGTGGCCTCAGTCACCTTCGGGGCCGCTACTTCCGTTTCAGCGGGGTCCGCAACAACGTTTTCAACCTCGGTTGCGGTCTCGGTCAGCTCGTTCATATCTCAGCAATCAAGGCGACGAGTCCCGCCAGGTGGACGTAAAAAAGCCCGCTCGAGGCGGGCTGTGATGAGTGGTGA